CAGCCACCATCCAGCGCGTTTACGGCTCAGCCACCATCCAGCGCGTTTACGGCTCAGCCACCATCCAGCGCGTTTACGGCTCAGCCACCATAAAAAATTTATATGATCACGCATTGTATCGCCGGCTAGAATGGGATGGTAAATCAAAGCTGTATCTGCTCAAGGATGCCTACGAGATTATCGAGATTGAACCCAAAGCCGAGGAAGATGAGAATACCCAAGACAATACGCTCGTATTGGAGTGATTAGCTTGATAAAGGATGGTCAAATATACATAACTTGTCCATCATGTGAAGGGGACGAAGAATACGTGGAATACTGCACCCGTTGTGATGGGACAGGCAAAGTGAAACTGATTAGTAAGTAACAACAATAAATCTAAGGAGGATTTTAATCATGAGTAACATTTCAATTTCTGTTGAGGTCAAAGCTCCCGAATTAGCTGTAGCTATTATGGCGTTAGCCGGTGCGCTCGGAGGGAATTACCAAGTTCCTATTGTACAAAAGCCTGCCGATGCACCTAAGAAAGAAAAGAACGCGGAGAATAAATCTGATCCGGCCCCAGCATCTGAACCAAACACTACTTCTGAAACCACCGACACCGAAGAAATACCCACCGTTGTGGATCTGCGGGCCAAGGCCCAGGAAAAGGGCAAAACCCCGGAAGGCAAAACAGCAATTAAAGAGCTCTTGAATAAGTTTGAGAGTAAATCCATCTCAGAGGTTCCGGAAGAGAAACGGGCTGCCTTCCTTGCCGCTCTGGGGGAACTGTAATGCAGCAGGCACACGCAGAACGGTCTCATGCCCTCTTGGGAGCTTCCAAATCCGAACAATGGATCAACTGCCCGCCCAGCGCCCGCCTGCAGGAGAACATACCGGAAAAACGGAGTGAGTACGCCGACGAAGGGACCGCGGCTCATGAGTTAGCCGAGATAAAACTCCGCCGCCGTATTACCGTCTGTGACTCCAAACAGCGTAAAGCATTAGACGAAAAAGAGAAAAAATTTAAGGCTACCAACCAATACTACAATGCCGAAATGGAAAACGCCGTACAGGCTTATGTGGAGTTAGTTGAAGAACGGTATTTTGAGGCAAAGTCTAGGTCTACTGATGCTGTAGTGTTGCTGGAGGAAAAACTGGACTTTACCGAGTGCGTCCCTGACGGTTACGGCACCGGTGACGTGGTGTTAATTGCGGATAAAGTGCTGGAGGTTATTGACCTAAAGTATGGCAAGGGTGTCCCGGTTAGTGCTCACGAGAATCCGCAGATTCGGCTTTATGGACTGGGGGCCTGGTATGGTTGGAATTACCTCTACGGCATTGAAGAAGTGCGTATGACGATAATCCAGCCCCGCTTGGACAGTGTTAGCTCGGTATCCATGCAGCTAACTGAGCTGGTTGAATGGGCAGAAACGGTAGTTAAACCTGCAGCCGAATTAGCCTATGTCGGTAATGGCGAATACAAATCCGGCGAGCATTGCCGCTGGTGTAAAGCCAAAGGTAACTGTCGCGCAAGGGCAAACGAGAATATGAAGGCACTGGCCTATGAATTTAAAGACCCGGCACTTATGGATAATGAGGAAATTGGGGCTATCCTGTTCATCACTGATCAGCTGAAAACCTGGGCCAAAGATGTTGAAGAATACGCCCAGGAGCAGGCTCTAAAAGGCAATAAAATACCGCAATGGAAACTGGTCGAGGGCAGAAGCAATCGGGCTATATCTGATAAAGATGCCGCCGTAGCTGCCCTGAAAAAGGCCGAACTGGATGCTGAGAAATATCTTAAACCGCAGGAATTGTTTGGTATAAGTGAGTTAGAAAAGCGCATCGGGAAAAAAGAGTTTAACTCTTTACTGGGTAGCTTGGTTATAAAGCCACCGGGTAAGCCGGTCTTAGTCCCTGAGACAGATAAGCGTCCGGAACTAAACAGTGTCGAAAACGATTTTGAAAATATTGATATGGAGGTTTGATAACAATGGCAATTGATAACACAGCGACAAAGGTTATTACCGGCAAAGTAAGGCTCTCATATGTACATATTTTTGAACCGCAATCCATTGATGGCGGAGATGAGAAATACAGCACAGCCATCCTGATCCCGAAGGATGACAAAGAAACACTGCGCAAAATCAAGGCTGCTGTGGATGCAGCCAAGGAACTGGGCAAAAGCAAATGGGGCGGCAAGATTCCGGCCAACTGCAAAACCCCGCTCCGTGATGGTGACGAAGAGCGTCCGGATGATGAAGCTTATGCCGGCTGTTATTTCCTGAACGCCAGTTCCAAAAATAAACCTGGTATTGCCAAGCCCATCGGTAAAGGTACAGACGGCAAGACCAAGTTCCAGGAGATTACGGACAGCACCGAAGTATACAGTGGTTGTTTTGCACGGGTTAGTATCAATATGTTTCCGTTTGATATCAAAGGCAACAAGGGCGTGGCTGCTGGGCTAAATAACGTTGTAAAGGTACAGGACGGCGACTTCTTAGGTGGCCGGGCCAGTGTGCAGGATGAGTTCTCAGATGAGCAGTTTGAAGACGATGGTATCGGGGATGAAGAAGATTTCATGAAGTAATTACAGGATAGGGGATTCAGCCATGGGTCCCCTTCTCTATCAAATATTCAGGGGGATTAACTATGAACAAAACAATAACTGAGCTTATTGATGCGGTTCATCAAAACGCCATAAACAAAGGGTGGTATGAAGAACCCCGCACTTTTGGAGAGCTTATAGCTCTCATGCATAGCGAGCTGTCAGAAGCACTGGAGGAGCATCGGAATGGGCACGGGTTCATGGAAACTTACTACGAGGAAAAAGACAAGCCTTGCGGTATACCCTCCGAATTAGCTGACACAGTAATAAGGATTTTTGACACTTGCGGTCACCTGGGCATTGATCTGGAAGCAGCAATAAGGGAGAAAATGGCGTATAACATGACCCGACCGATCAGGCATGGTGGGAAGAGGCTATGACCGTCTTACAAATCGACCTTGAAACTTACTCCAGCGTTGATTTGATTAAATGTGGAGTATACCGCTACGTTGAATCCCCTGATTTTGAAATCCTGCTATTTGGTTTTGCTTACAACGATGAGCCTGTCCAAGTTATAGACCTGACTGCTTTTGAGGATTTACCTAACCAAGTCCTGCATGATTTAACAGATCCCTCCGTCGTCAAGACCGCGTATAATGCCAACTTCGAGCGGACCTGTATCTCCAAACATTTCAATATTGAGTGTAACCCTCTCCAGTGGCGTTGTACTTCTGTCCATGCTTTAGCTCTCGGATTCCCCGGATACCTAGAAGGTGTCGCAGAGGTAATGAAGTTAGAAGCGCAAAAAGACGCTCGCGGGAAGAACTTAATCAAGTATTTCAGCATCCCTTGTAAGCCAACAAAGTCCAATGGTGGCCGGACACGTAACTACCCGCACCATGACCCGGAAAAGTGGGAGGCCTATAAAGACTATAACCGACAGGACGTAGTAGTTGAGCGGGAGATTCGCCATAAGTTGGAGCGTTTCCCTATTCCGGAACATGAGTGGAAACTTTGGGCACTGGATCAGCGGATAAATGACTCAGGTATCAGATTAGATCCGGTGCTTTTTAAACAGGCCATAGCCTGCGACGAGGAATATGGTGCACGACTGACACAGGAGGCTATCGAAATAACCGGGCTGGACAACCCAAACAGCTTAACACAACTTAAGGGCTGGCTGGCTGATCAGGGGCTTGATACACCCGACGGCATGGGCAAAGAGTATATGCCGGCATTGCTGGATGCCGCTCCGGATGATGTAACAAAACGGGTATTACGGTTACGGCAGGAGATGGGTAAGACCAGCGTCGATAAATACAACGCCATGGACCGCGGCATGTGCGCTGATGAAAAGGCCAGAGGGCTGCTCCAGTTTTGCGGGGCTAACCGGACATGGCGCTGGGCCGGACGTTTAATACAGGTTCAGAACCTGCCACAAAACAAAATTGAGGATCTGGCTTTAGCACGTGAAGTCCTGCGGAGTGGTGACTTTGAATTATTGGAGATGCTTTTTGGGCCGCCGCCATTCGTATTGTCTCAGCTTATCCGTACAGCGTTTATTCCGTCCGAGGGGTGTCGCTTTATCGTTTCAGACTTCTCAGCTATCGAGGCCAGGGTAATTGCATGGCTAGCTGATGAGCAATGGGTCCTGGATGTATTCCGGGGCCATGGCAAGATATACGAGGCCACGGCAAGCCAGATGTTCAGAGTGCCGGTTGACACCATAACCAAAGGACACCCCAACTACAGCCTGCGGGCTAAGGGCAAAGTGGCAACACTGGCCTGCGGATACCAGGGCGGGCCAAATGCTCTCATAGCCATGGGCGCATTAAACAGCGGGATTGCTGAGGATGAGCTGCCGAGACTGGTTAAACAGTGGAGAAATGCAAACCAAAACATCGTCAAGCTGTGGTATGCCGCTGAGGAAGCTGCAGTGACAGCAGTAAAAGAGAAAACCACTGTTAAGTTAGCCCACGGGGTGCGGTATCGGTATGAAGCCGGTATGCTGTTTGCCGATTTGCCCAGTGGTCGGAGTTTGGCCTATGTAAATCCACGAATCAAAACTGACCCTAATTTCGATAAAGATGGATTAGTTTTTGACGGCATGGACCAGGTAAAGAAAAAATGGATGTCTCATCGTACATATGGCGGGCGCTTGGTGGAGAATCTTGTCCAGGCCATTGCCAGGGATTGCCTAGCAGTCAGCCTTATGCGATTGGATGCGGAAGGCTACAAAATACCCATGCACGTGCATGACGAGGTTGTGCTGGATGTACCAATAGGCAATGGCTCCTTAGAACACGTGACGGCGATTATGGGTAATCCGATTAGCTGGGCACCGGGGCTGCCTCTCAAAGCGGCTGGGTTTGAATGTGACTTCTACCAGAAGGATTGATGATATGAAAATAGCAAGAGTTTTCCCAACTAAGACTAAAGCCACCCCCGATGATGATCTAGTGTTTTTTGGTTATCCAAGGGGGGGGGAGATTCCGGCAGCAGATGAGATCCATATATCAGTGGCTTTTACCGGAGATAAGGCCAAAGGAGAAGCTCTGGCTGACGCTTGGGCAAAGACCGGGCTGCCTATTAAAATAGGCGGCCCTGCATATAAAAAGCCTGCCGGAGAATTTGAGCCCGGACTTTACCTGAAAAACGGGTACACGATTACTTCACGGGGCTGCCCGAATGCTTGCTGGTTTTGCGGAGTGCATCAGGTTTATGGCGGCGAGGTCATAGAACTACCAATTAGAGACGGCTGGATTATCCAGGATGATAACCTGCTAGCCTGCTCAGAATCACACATCAAGGCTGTTTTTGAAATGTTGAAAAGGCAGCCCAAAAGGGCAGAGTTTACGGGTGGCCTGGAACCCAGTTTTCTAAAGCCATGGCACGTTGACCTAATGTTGCAGGTTAAGCCCAGCCAGATATTCTTCGCCTATGATACTCCGGACGATTACGAACCACTGGCGGAAGCGGGAAAACTTCTCCAGTCAGCCGGATTCACTCTGCAGAAAAGAAAAACCTTTTCCTATGTACTCATGGGCTATCCAGGTGATACCTTCGAAAAGGCAGAGGAGCGGTGCAAGGATTCCCTCAGAGCCGGATTTATTCCCTTCGCGATGTTGCACATGCACGAGTCAGGATTTCAAGACCCAACATGGAAGGCATTCCAGCGGTCCTGGTGCAGAGTTGCGGCCATAGTGACAAGCAACAAAGAATTTTTTACCCGAGTAGATTCAGAATGGGAAAAGATGCTCGAATAGCAAGGAGGTAGCTATATGGGATGGGTGCCTGAACTTAATAACAATGATCCGGTCAACCGCCCAGCTCATTACACCGCTGGCAAGGTTGAATGTATAGATGCAATTGAGGCGGCGACTACTGGCTTAACAGGTGGACAAGCCTTCAACACCGGGGCAGCTATAAAATACCTCTGGCGCTGGAAGCGTAAGAACGGAGTAGAGGACCTGCGCAAAGCCCTTTGGTACATTAACCGACTGATTGCGGAGGTTGAGAAAAAATGAAACCAGTGGGGTTTACATTAGGTTCACTTTTTGATGGTATTGGCGGGTTCCCTGCTGAAGCAATAAATAACGACATAACCCCGGCCTGGGCCAGTGAGATTGAGCAATTCCCCCTGCAGGTTACACAAAAACACTTCCCAAGTATGGCGCACTTAGGAGATATCGCCAAAATAGATGGATTTTTGATTGAGCCTGTAGACGTTATTACATTCGGCAGTCCATGCCAAGACCTGTCAGTGGCAGGAAAACGTGCTGGCCTTGAAGGAGCCAGGTCAGGACTATTCATGGAAGCCATCAGAATCATCAGAGAAATGAGGTGCGCTACAAATGGATTGTACCCAAAATTCGCAATTTGGGAAAATGTCCCCGGGGCATTCAGCAGTAACAACAGACAAGATTTTAGGGCAGTCCTCGAGGAAATCATGGAGTCCGAAATTCCAATGCCTAAGTCTGGAAGATGGGCAACCGCAGGAATGGTTAGAGGGAACGGGCGTAGTGTTGCATGGAGAGTCCTTGACGCGCAATACTGGGGAGTCCCCCAACGCCGCCGTAGAATCTTCCTTGTCGCAGATTTTGGAGGACAACGTGCCGGCGAAATATTATTTGAGCCCCAAAGCATGTCAGGGGATACTACGGCGAGCGGAGAAGCGGGGGAAGAAGTTGCCGCCACTGCTGGAGCAGGCATTGACTGCACAGGCTCAGGAATTGCCGGGGCCGTCACCGGAAAATGGGCAAAAGGAACCGGAGGGTTCGCAGGAAATGAGCGCCACAAACTTATCTGTGAACCAGTCGCAATGCGAGGACGAGAAGGATGTAACGGGGGGGGGCAAGGGTCCTCTCCTAAGTCCCGAAAAGTCCCTGACACTGAGTTGTAATAATGACCAAGTGTTATTTCAAAGCAAAATTCTCCCCTTCGATACTACCCAAATCACAAGCCCACAAAATGGAAACAATCCAAAATACGGCGACCCATGCCACCCGCTATGTGCAACCGCCCATGTTCCTGCAATCGTTGAAAAAATCTTGCCTAAAATCGCTGGCACACTGTGTGCCAGCGGCGCCGGGATGTCCCGCCCTGCGGGAATGGCAAGTGAGACTGATTTGCTCGTATGTCAACCATTCACTCAATTCGGCAATAAGGCTGGCACATTAACTGCCAGAGCAGATTCCAGCCCATGCGCTGACCGGGGAATGAACGTGGTATGTCAGCCGATAGCCTTTAACGGTCGTCAAGACCCAGTAAGTGGCCCCGTAGTGGGAGCCTTGGATACTGACGGAGGAACGCCGTGCATAGCCTTCGCAGTCAACCAGCGTGATGAGGTGCGCGACTTAGGCGAAAAGTCCGGGACAATACAGGCACAACCAGGGATGAAACAGCAGACTTTTATTATCCAATCTGCCACAATGGGCGGGAATAAGAAGCAGAATGGATTAGGTGTTACAGACGGCCCCTGTTATACGCTGGACTGTCGGGCTGATCATGCCATTGCTTATGCCCCGTCTCAGTTCGGTAATTACAAAGAAGATATCGGTCCTATTCGTTCAAACATTGGTGGTGTGGGCGGCGGCACGGAAAACATAGTGAGGACCGGCTACGTCGTCCGCAGGCTTACGCCACTGGAGTGCGAGAGGTTACAGGGCTTTGAAGATGACTGGACTGCAGGCGGTAGCGATTCTGCCCGGTATAAAGCCATAGGAAATAGCATTGCCCGACCTTGTGTGGGTTGGATATTGAAACAAATTGCTGTTTGTTTAAGGAGAAATTTTATGTATATCAAGGACTATAACACTTTTATCCAAAATAAGCGGGCCACAATGCCGCCGTCAGGCTTCCTGGTAGAGCATGACCTGCTTCACGATAGCCTATTTGACTTCCAGAAGGATATTGTCCGCTGGGCACTGCGGAGAGGCCGGGCAGCTATATTTGCCGGGACGGGCCTGGGGAAAACGAGGATGCAGATTGAGTGGGCCATGAACGTGCACCGGCAGACAGGTGGGGATATCCTCCTAATAGCTCCCTTGGCCGTGGCCACTCAGACAATCCGAGAAGGTGAAAAACTCGGCTATACCATAACAATGTGTCGGAGCCAGGATGATGTCCGGCCAGGACTCAATATAACCAACTATGAGATGATTCACCGCTTCGAGCCTATCCTCTTTGACGGAGTTGTCCTGGATGAGAGTTCAATTCTAAAATCCTTCACCGGTAAGATCCGGAATGAGCTAATAGAGATGTTCACCTTTACTCCCTATCGGCTTGCCTGCACTGCTACACCGGCACCAAACGACTATATGGAAATAGGTAACCACTCAGAATTCCTGGGCGTTATGAGCCGTACAGAGATGTTATCCATGTACTTTGTCCATGACGGCGGTAAAACGCAGAAATGGCGGCTGAAGGGCCATGCAGAAAATACCTTCTGGAAATGGGTAGCAAGCTGGGGCGTGGTGCTGGAGAAACCGTCTGACCTGGGATACCCGGATGATGGGTATATCCTGCCACCGCTGACTATCAATGACCATGTTATCGAGGTCGAAGGTGAGCTGGCCAGCACTCTGTCACAGCGGCAAAAGGCTCGCAGGGAGACAGTGGAGAGCCGGGTGGCCGCTTGTGCAGAACTGGTCAACAGCTCCGACGAACCATTTCTGGTATGGTGTGACCTCAATATCGAATCAGATATGTTGACCAAGGCTATCCCCGGAGCGTTGGAGGTCAAAGGCAGTGATAAGCCAGCGCACAAAGAAAAAGCCCTATTGGATTTCGCCGCAGGCAAGATACGGGTGATGGTGACTAAGCCCTCAATAGCAGGATTCGGGATGAACTGGCAGCACTGCGCACAGATGGCCTTTGTGGGCCTGTCAGACAGTTTTGAACAGGTTTTTCAGGCAATAAGGCGGTGTTACCGTTTCGGCCAGACTCGGCCAGTGAATGTTCACATGATCACCTCCAGTCGGGAAGGTGCAACCGCCGAGAATATCCGGCGTAAAGAGGCTGACTTCTTGAAAATGGTCTCTGAAATGGTCAAGTACACCAAGGACATTACGTCTGAATCAATCCGCTCAATAGAGAGAGAAGTTACCGAGTACACCGCAAGACTCCCTATCAAAATACCATCGTGGCTAATAACAGAAAAGACCGCCTAATCGGCAGTCTTTTGAGAAGGGTTTGGTTGGTTTTTGTCTATAATCCAACGGTTATCAATTTTTCTCGCCTTGAGTTTTCTGGCAGCACAAAGATTTTTGATGTAGCCCGGTTTAAGGTTCCAGCGTTGAGCGGCTTCATTGACCCCCATGATGTTATCTAGAGTACTCATTGTTTCTCAATCCGCCAGTCCCCGGAAATTTCGCTGAATTCAATAGTATCCACGCTGTCAAGTTTCTTACATTCTTCGGTTAACCATTCATCGTTATCGTTGTCTGCTAAAAATTGAGAAACAGGACCGTTAAAAACTTCTTTACCATCATTGTAAACTCGAACATCCATTTTTATCATCCTCCCCAATAATGCGTTAACGCATATCTTTATCATAAATGTATCATATGCGTTAACGCATGTCAATAAATATTTTCGAGGTGAGGCTATTGCATGTTAACACTTTAAATCAAATAATTGAGCCTGATTTTGCATTATATAACGGCGACTGCGTAGAAGTTACCCGGGGGATACCGGACAACAGTATACACTACAGCATATTTTCTCCTCCATTTGCTTCACTGTATACCTACTCTAACAGTGACCGGGACATGGGCAATTGCCGGGGGGATGATGAGTTTTTCGAGCATTTCAAATTCCTCATCCACGAGCTATACCGGATAACCATACCCGGCAGACTGGTATCCTTCCATTGCATGGACATACCCGCTATGAAGTCGCGGGATGGGTACATAGGTATCAAAGATTTTCCCGCTCAACTTCGGGAAGCTTTTGAAAATGTAGGCTTTATCTACCATTCAAAAGTCACAATATGGAAAGACCCGCTCGTGGAGGCAACAAGGACGAAGGCTTTAGGGTTATTGCATAAGCAGTTGGAAAAAGATTCGGCTATGTGTCGTCAAGGATTACCGGACTATCTAGTGACCATGCGTAAACCAGGGGACAATCCGGAACCAGTAGCACACCCCGGAGGATTATCTCAATTTATTGGCGAGAATGAGCCGGATGCCCCGAAAACAGAGCGCCCTGAACCAGATAAAGAGGCAGCCGCACGCAAAGAAGCCTATGTAGGCGGGCCAGTTTATTCTCATCAAGTATGGCGCCGGTATGCTTCACCTGTCTGGATGGATATTAGGCAATCTAATACGCTCCAGTACCGGTCAGCACGAGACGAAAAAGACGAAAAGCATATATGCCCTCTGCAGTTGGATGTAATCGCCCGGGGTATTGAGCTATGGAGTAATCCGGGGGATATCATATTCTCTCCGTTTGCCGGTATCGGGTCTGAGGGCTACCAGGCAGTAAAAATGAGCCGGCGATTCGTTGGAGTGGAACTCAAGGAGAGCTATTACCGGGTAGCCGTCAACAACCTTCAGATGGCTGTACAAGAATCATTTGATGACCTTTTGTTATGAGAGGAGGGCTAGTCTTGCAGACAGTATATATCTCCGGACCGATGACTGGGCACCCTGATTATAATTTCCCCGCTTTTATGGCTGCTGAGGATAAGCTGCGCGATTTAGGCTATGACGTTATCAACCCTGCACGAATTGAACACAAGGACAAGGAAGACTGGGTATCCTGCATGCGACAGGCTATCACAGAAATGATGCGGGCAGATGCTGTGACAACTCTTCCCGGGTGGATGACATCCCGTGGTGCAAAGATTGAAGTAGACCTTGCTATAAAGCTCTCAATACCGGTAGTTATGTATGAGATATTAGTCGAAGGGACTGGTAGTTGATGGAGCTAGATATCAGTTTCGGCAAGCATCGGGCGGACACAAACTGGAAACCTGAATATCTAACATGGGAAGAGTTTGTCGAACGACTGCGCAATGTGCGGAGAACCGGGGAAACTGTGGTTCAGTACGATAAGATGAACAATCTCCAGCGCGGCAAAATCAAAGACGGGCCTGCTTTTGTGGGCGGGCTCGTCCGAGGTGGCCGGAGGAAAAAGGAAAACATCGACACCCGCAGCCTGATTACCCTGGACGCTGATCATGCCGATGAGGACTTCATATTTGCCGTTGAGTTGGTCCTAGGCGGCTCTGCCTATGTCATTTACTCCACGCACAGCCACAGGCCAGATAAACGCAAATACAGGCTAATTATCCCGGTTGATCGCCCAATGAGCCCGGACGAATACGCCGCGGTATCCAGGAAGCTGGCAGAACAGATTGGCATGGATTATTTTGATAAGACCACCTTTGATGCCCACCGGCTCATGTACCTACCATCCTGCTCTAAGGATGCAAAACCCGTGCTGGAGGTATCTGAGGGTGACCCGGTATCCGTTGATGCCGTATTAGGCGAGTACGATGATTGGCAGGACCCGCTCCAATGGCCGCGGCATGCCGGAGATAAAGCACAACGGCAGACTGAAAAACGTATGGAGGATCCGAGAGCCAAGCAAGGAGTAGTTGGAGCCTTTTGCCGCTGTTATACCATCAGCGAATCCATATCAACATTTCTCCCAGACATCTACGAACCGGTAAACGACAGCGAGAACCGTTATACACATGTGGGCTCTACCAGTCATGGGGGCTTAGTGGTATATGACGATGATACTTTTGCCTTTTCCCACCATGAGAGTGATCCTGTCAGCGGGCGTGAAGTCAATGCCTTTGACCTGGTACGAATCCATAAATTCGGCAAGCTGGATGACCGGGCCAGTGAAAAAACCAATATTGATAAACTGCCAAGCCATACGGCCATGGTCGCATTCGCCACGCAGGATACCAAAGTAAAGCGGGAGCGGCTAGCGGAGCTATCAGAGGACTTTGCTGAAACTGCAGAAGAGGAGCCTGACGCTGACTGGATAGATGAGCTTAAAATGAACGAGAAAACCGGATTTCCTTTATCGACATCCAGTAATGTAGAGCTAATCCTGTCACATGGAGTATGGCATGGCGTGTTGGCTTATGATGCTTTTGGCAACACGGAAGTAATCCGCAAGGCACTCCCCTGGCGAGAGCGGGAACGCCCGCATGAGGATTATGAGCCATGGCTAGGGGCAGATGATAAACGTCTCCTGCACTGGTTCGGAAAAAAATATCAGATTAAATCCAACAACATGATACAGAACGCTTTTACCGAAGTGGCGCATGCTAACAGATTTCATCCGATTATTGAATATATGGAGGCGCAGGGGTGGGATGGAGTCCCGAGAATTGACCGTCTGTTTATTGACTACCTTGGCGCTGAAGATTCCGCCTATGTAAAAGAGGTAACCCGGAAAATGCTTGTAGCTGCCGTTAAAAGACTGTATGAACCCGGTTGCAAATTCGACTATATGCTGGTTTTGGTTGGTCCCCAAGGAGCCGGCAAGAGCACGATTATTCAAATGTTGGCGCAGAGGTGGTTTAGTGATTCACTAAAGACCTTTGATACAAAAGAAGCTGGGGAGCATCTACAATCGGCATGGATATTTGAGTTCGGTGAGTTAGCCGGGATGACTAAAAGCGAAGTGGATGAAATCAAGCAGTTCATCACCAAGCGGAGTGACAAATACCGGGTGGCTTATGACCGTGTAGTTACTGATTTCCCTAGAAAATGCGTATTCTTCGGGTCAACTAACAACTGGAATTTTCTAAAAGACCCAACGGGAAATAGGCGTTTTTGGCCGGTATCTTTGGAGCCGGAGAGACGGAAGAAAAACATTTTCAGGGATCTGACTGAATACGAAATCGGGCAGATATGGGCAGAAGTTCTGCAGTTGTATCGAAATGGTGAGGAACTTACATTGTCACCTGAGGTTGACCGCAAAGCTGCACTTATCCAGGGGCTTCACATGGAAGATGATCCCCGGGTAGGACTGATTCAGGAATGGCTGGAGTCACCCGTTGAGGATGAGTTTGGGGAGGACACGACAGAGCAATTCCGGAATCGGGTATGTGCCTCACAAGTCTGGGTTGAGTGCTTACGTAATAAAGCCGGTTCGATGCGGCCATGGGAGGCCAGGGAAATTTGTGATATTTTGCGGCGAATCCCGGATTGGATGGAGCGCAAAGGGAGAGCCCGAGTTCCTGGGTATGGTCTACAAACTGTGTTTGAAAAGATGTAACAGATAAACTGTCTTTTACTGAACACTATCTGATACATCTGATACATCGGGTGTATCAGATGTATCAGAAAAGTATCAGATACATTGCTTTTATCTGATACACAAAAAACTTAGTAGTATTAAGGGATTAAAGGTTGTTGTATCAAATGTATCAGTAAATTCCCTATTAAGGAAAAAAGTAAAAGAGCATAGGAAGAGGTATAAGGTTAATTCGTATGCTCCCTATGCTAAACGCGTTTTGAGCGCATATACGCGCATGTATAGCATCATCTGTTACAAACAATTTTGGAGGGTAAATTATGAGGGAATCGCCACTCGAAAACCGTTTGGTTCGGGAAGTGCAGCGAATAGGGGGGAGAGCCCCTAAATGGGTATCCCCCGGGAACCGGGGAGTGCCGGACAGGATAGTGATCCTGCCAGACGGCCAGACGGTATATGTCGAAATGAAGGCACAAGGCAAGCCACTGGAGCCATTACAGGAAAAATGGGCCAGAACACTTCGCAAACTTGGGCACAGGGTATACAAGATTGATTCGCACGAGGATATTGATAAATTCATACGGGAGGTGAGCCCAGAGAGTGCAATATAAACCGCACCAATATCAAGACTTTGCCACTCAACGGATTTTGGACACTTTATTCATAGCCCTTTTTCTTGAAATGGGTTTAGGTAAAACTGTATCCACGCTGACGGCCATAGACCTCCTTCTGCACGATTATTTTGACTCATGCCGGGTGTTAGTAATAGCCCCACTGAGAGTGGCTGACGATACCTGGGCCCGTGAGGTCGAGAAATGGGACCATCTCCGACACCTGCGGATTAGTAAATTGTTGGGCAGTGCGGCGCAAAGACGTAAGGCTCTCAAAGCTGCTGCCGATATCTACGTGATCAACCGCGAAAATGTTGAGTGGCTGGTTGGAGAATTAGGCACGAGGTGGAATTTTGATACTGTCATAGTCGACGAATTGAGTAGTTTCAAAAACCACCAGTCAAAGAGGTTTCGAGCACTTCGCCGGGTGCGACCAATGATTAAAAGAGTTATCGGGTTGACCGGTACACCGGCGCCCAATGGATTAATCGACCTGTGGCCGCAGATATATCTCCTGGACCAGGGAGAACGGCTGGGGAAGACCATTACAGGCTACAGGGACCGTTATTTTGTACCCGGTGAACGGGACGGGCATATAGTCTATAAGTGGCACCAGAAGAAGGAGGCGGAGCAGCGGATCTACGAAGCAATATCTGACATCGCAGTGAGCATGAAGGCTGAGGACTGGCTGCAGTTACCTCCAAGAGTTGATAGAAACGTCCTGATCAAACTTAACGAGAGATCCCGAGAGTTATACCGGAAGCTGGAACGGGAATTGCTGATACCATTCCAAGATGCAGATGTCGTAGCAAGTACAGCTGCTGTCTTATCTAACAAGTTACTGCAGATGGCATCTGGTGCGGTATACGATGAGGACAGAGGAGTCAAGCTGATTCATGATGCAAAACTAGACGCGCTGGAGGACATCATAGAGGCGGCAAACGGTAAACCTGTAATGGTCTTTTATAACTTCAAGCATTCGCTGTCACGCATTCAGGAACGTTTCCCACTGGCCAGGATACTGCGAAAAGGTAAAGACGGTAATCAGGATATAGCGGACTGGAACAGTGACAAAATACAGCTTTTACTTTTACATCCGAAAAGTGCCGGCCACGGGCTGAATCTCCAAGAGTCCAGCTGTCAAACGGTTGTCTGGTATGACCAGATATGGAGTCTAGAAGAGGACCAACAAGCAAATGCCCGGGTACATCGGCAAGGGCAAACACGGCGAATTGTAGTAATGCGGTTGGTGGCCGAAGGCACAATGGATGAAGAAGCCGTGAATGCGTTAGAGCGCAAAGCCAGTGGGCAAGAAGCTTTGATGCAGGCGGTTAAAGCAAGGATTGAAAAATATTCCCGAACGGGGTGATTACCTGATGCATTTGTACTTGGCGTTTTACACTATATTTATTTGGGTTCTAGGGTTATTGCTGATACCGATGGTAATCGCGTCATCTACAATGCGAAATAAACGCCAGAGGAAGTGATTCCATGTTTATGACGATATCGTCAACGGAACTAATGATATTCGTAACACTAGCTTTTATTTTTGGCATATTGACCGGCGGCAGTGTAGCAAGTGCGGCCTATGCCATAAAGATGGCCAGAAGCAAGCTGAAGGAGGCAGAGCCATGGTCGTAAATAAGTACACCATGAAAAACGGATCTAAAAAACTGATGCCGGTTACCCGAAAACATCCGTGTCCAGGATGCGGGTTCCGGAAGGTGGATGAATGTGACGGCCAGGCTGTGTATGATCCGGCAAAGTGCAAAGTGAGAAAGCAGGTGAAGTAGTGGAAGAACGAATTGAACTGGACCAAGAAGTAATAAACCAAGTGGAAAAAGACCTAAAATGTTACCCGGATTGGATTGTCAGGTTAGAGGTTTCAGGCCTGGGGATAACATCAAGGGCAACCTTAACCGGCGGGTGCAGCACGCCTAGCTTAGCCAGCCTGGTGGAGCGAGACGCTGAGCTGTCGGATGAGATTAAGAAAAAGGTTGTCGCTATTGAAAAGGTATATGACCGACTTCACGGGAAGACGAAGGACTTAATTGAGTACAGATATTTTCAAGGGTATGGTCGTGACGCTGTGAGAAAGATGATTTCTAACACTGGTGAACTCTTTAACAAAAAGAGCTATTACACATACAGAGATAGGGCTTTAGAATGTTTTGCAAGGGCGTTGGGGTATATCGATTAAAAAAAGTGAGACAAAAAGGGGGACATAAAAGTTGACGTAAAGGGGACAGATTGTTAATATTATGCTATGAGGTAAGCCGTGGGCAGAGAACCACGGCTCTTTTCTTTTGAGGTGGTTAAATTGCCAAGCAGAGCCATGAAGCCATGCAATAAGCCGGGATGTCGTAACTTAACTCATGACCGGTATTGTGCCGAGCATAAAAGGCAGGAGGCAAAGCGGTATGACCAGCAGCGGGGTACGGCTGCACAAAGAGGATATGATTCAAGATGGAATGTTTATTCACGTAGTTATCGTAAAAGGAATCCGCTGTGCGTTGAATGTCTTAAGAAAGGCGATACAGTACCAAGTAAACATACTGACCATATCATCCCGGTGAGTGGACCAGATGATCCTTTGTTTTGGGATCCAAATAACCACCAAGCATTGTGCCATAGCTGTCATAGCAGGAAGACTGCCAAGGAGGATGGAGGGTTCGGGAATAGATACCTTTAGACGGTATTAACCATACCCCTAGGGGGGTATAATTCCTGCAGCCCTCTAGCCCATGACCGCGCGCCTACTCGTTTGTGAGAAAATTTCCCCAATCAAAACCTAAATAAATAATCGAAAGGAGGGGTCAAAATGCCTACCAATGTAGTAAGTTTAGAAAACTCCAGGAAACACTTAACAAAAGCCGAAAAAGAAGCAAGGTTCGCCGCAGAAAAAGCGGTCACAAGGCAGACAGTTCGGTTGACCCCTCCGAAATATCTCAAAGATGATAAGGTTGCATTCGACTACTGGAAAAAGACAGTCAAGCGGATGCAAGGAATTAGCTTGCTAGATGATGTGGATACAGAGATGCTGGCCATCTACTGTCAGCTATTAAGCCGGCGTGATTTGTTAGTTGCGAGATTTGCGAAATTCCCTGGTGATGATGAACTGAAAAACCTGCAGGCTCAGGAGAGAATTATAGTTCAGTATGCCGACAAGCTGGGGCTGACACCCAATGGCAGAGCAAGGCTGGCCAAAAAGCGGGCCGAGGAAAGGCCGGTGGATCCTAATGCCGACCTATTCGACTGATGACCTCGGGCAGCTTCACCCCACAACACGATATGCAGCTGAAATAGTTTCTGGCTTGCGTCCATCTTGTAAGAGGGAGTGGCAGGCTTGCGAACGACACCTAGAAAATCTCCAGAGACAGGGAACCGATGAATTCCCTTTTGTGTTTGACGAAAGCCGGGCCAATCGGATATTTGATTGGTTTGAAAGGTGCTGTCGGCATGTCCGGGGCCCGTTCTCAGGTGACCTTATCGAACTTCAAGCCTTCCAAAAGTTTGATCTTGGGTCCATCTTCGGGTGGGTCCATAAAGATACTGGTCGGCGAAGATTCAAAAAATCGTTCAACATGCGGGCCCGCGGAAACGTAAAGTCAACGGAAATGTCAGGCATATCCTTGTACGGTATGTGTGGTGATTGTATTTACCCCCCTGGTTACCCTGAACTAAAACAATACGAAGATAGCCCAGAGGTTGAGTGTGCTGCAGTTGACAAGGACCAGGCTAAACGTGTGTGGGGTGATGCCCGAGTAATGGGCGAGAAAAGCCCCGACATCATGAAACGGTTGCGAATTAAGAGGACATATGTCGAACACATAAGCCGCGGCGGTTGGTTGCGACCGTTGTCGAAAGAAACCAAGAACAAAGATTCAGGGGCACCATGTATAGTTATAATTGACGAGTACCACGCACACCCCTCAAGCGAGATACATGATGTGCTATATTCAGGTTTTGGAAAACGTCAACAATCTCTAATGATGATTATTACCACAGCCGGGAAAGATGCGGAAAACAACCCATGTAAAAAAGAGTATGACAATCTTTGCGTGAAAATTCTTGACGGTGAAATCACGGATGAAAACTACTTTGTTATGATTCGAGAGTTGGACAAGGATGACGACCCCCATGATGAAACTAAGTGGGTAAAAGCCAATCCGATACTCCAGGAGGATAATGAATACTCCCGGATACTCAGAGAACAGATAAGGGATGAACATGATAAGGCTTATAACTCAGGCGACCCGGATAAAATTCGGGAGTTTTTAATAAAGCGATGTGATCGCTGGCAATCAGACAACGAAAATAAGTATATGTCTGGTTGTATGGATAAGTGGAAAGCCCTGGCCATGGCCAGGGCAGAATTTTTACAGCTGGTCAAGGGTAAAGAGTGTTATAACGGACTTGATTTATCTAAAACTACAGACCTAACGGCGGCTGGTTTTGTGTTTCTTTTAGATGACGGCCGCTTTGCAGTAACGGCCCACGGGTTTATGCCGGATGAAAGGGCACAGCAGCACGAACACAGTGACCGAGTACCGTATAAAGCGTGGGCAAGGGATGGATGGTGCACCCTGACCGAAGGTTCTGTTACGGATTACAACTACATCAAGACTCACATACACGACGCTGAATTTGACGAGGGATGGAAGATAAAAGAAGTCTGTTACGACCCATACAACGCTACCCATTTTACACAAGAGCTTGAAAACGAAGGCTATACAAGGGTTGAAATTCGACAGGGTGTTCAAACTCTTTCGGAGCCAACTAAGAAGTTCAGGGAATTGGTCTTGCAGGGTAAAATAGTGCATGATGGAAGTCCTTTACTAACCTGGTGCCTGTCAAATGCAGTTGAAGTTCAGGATAACAACGGCAATATTAAGCTCTCAAAGAAACACAAGGACGACAGTCAAAGAATTGACCTTATATCAGCAATAATAAATGCCATGGTTAGGGCTTTAGCTAACGAAGAAAAACCCAAACCAGGCATAATTTTTTTGTAGGAGGGCTGAAAATGCTATCTAGATTACTGAAAAAACTACCCAAAATAAGACTCCCTAGCCCTAAAAAAATCGAGGAAACCGCCCGCGAATTAAGCGTTTTGGTCGGTTTTATTATGGTTTTTATCGGTTTATGGGGTTATGATTACCGGTTAGCCCTCATCATTAGCGGTATTTGGCTCATGATTCCGGCAAAATCGGTGCAAAGAAGGTGATTGAATGGGGTTGATAAGTAGAATTTTACTGAAAAACTACAGTGTAACCGATTTTGACCGCGACATAAAGACATGGATAGGTGGAGTAACGACAAAAGCCGGTGTTACAGTAAGCGAACATTCAGCATTACGGTATATTACAGTCCTAACATGTGTTAGGATTAGGTCCGAGTCGTTCGCCACTCTGCCTCTTTCTGTGTACCGCCGCAGAAAAAACGGAAAAGGGAGAGATGAAGATTACAGCCACCCGTTACACGATATAATTCACAACACTCCCAACCCTGATATGACTTCATTCACCTGGCGTGAGACTATGAACGGTCACCAGGACCTGTCGGGTAACTGTTACTCCGTCATTACCACGAACCGAAGAGGGCAGGTTATCGACCTTTACCCCTGGCCGTGGGATAGGATTGAACCCAAAAGGAATGAGGAGACCGGTGAGATTGAATACCAGATCAACGACCGTGGGAAAATCGAGACATTGCCTTCGGAAAAGGTTTTCCACGTACCGGGTTTAGGTTATGACGGCATAAAAGGGTACTCCATAATAGCATTAGCCAGAGAGCATGTGGGGCTCGGTATGGCTGTAAGCGAATTTGTTGAGCGTTTTTACGGCCAGGGGATGAATATCGGGTCTGTGTTGCAAACTGATCAGAAATTGGAGCAAGAGACGATTACCGACCTGCGAAACCAGTATGAAGAAAAATATGCCGGACTTCAAAATGCCCACCGGCCTTTCATCCTTCACAGCGGGTTGAAATACTCCCGTATCCCCATGCCGTTGACTGATGCCCAAACTATTGAAACTCTTAAACTCACAAGCGATCAGATTTGTGGCCTGTACAGAGTGCCACCCCATATGGCTGCCAATTTAGACCGGTCAACGAACAACAATATAGAACATCAATCAATTGAATATGTGATATATTCGATGTTGCCACTCATAACCAGGTTTGAACAGACAATGAACTGGAAGCTCTTCACCAAAGCGGAACGTGAGCAAGGTTATTATGTAAAGTTTAATGTCGATGCCTTGTTGCGCGGCGATACCAAGGCCCGGGCTGAAGCATTAGCAATTAAGCGCCAAAATGGCGTCATCAATGCTGATGAGTGGCGGGAATTAGACGATGAAAACCCGATTGGCGGTGTAGTCGGTGAGACGTACTTAGTTAACGGCAACATGATATCGACAGAGACAGCCGCAAAGCAAGTGCCGAAGCAGACAGGAGGTGGTCAAAGTGAAGAAAAATAAAAAATTTTGGTCCTTTAAAGCTCAAGACGAGTCAAATAACAGTGCTGAACTGCTCTTGTACGGGGAGATAAGCAGTTACTCCTGGTGGGGGGACGAAGTTACGCCAAAGCAGTTCAAAGAAGACCTTGACGCGCTTGGAGATGTTAGCGAAATAAAGGTTTTCATTAACAGCCCTGGTGGAGATGTATTTGCAGGTCAAGCCATACACAGTATGTTAAAAAGGCATACTGCCAAGGTTAGTGTTTATGTAGACGGTTTGGCGGCTTCAATTGCTTCCGTTATAGCCATGGCCGGAGATACAATCTATATGCCAAAGAACTCAATGATGATGATTCACAACCCCTGGACTTGGTCATCAGGAACAGCTGAAGATTTTCGTAAGCTTGCCGACGACATGGACAAGATTCGGGAGAGTATCATAACGACTTATGAAAATAAATCCGGTATGAGTCGTGATAAAATCATCGAACTGCTTAACGCAGAGACATGGTTAACAGCCGAAGAAGCCGTTGCTTACGGCCTTGCAAATGAAATTGAACAGGAAAAAGAAATTGCCGCCTTATCAAAAGGCGGTATTTTGATGCTCAATGGGCAAGAAATGGATCTGAGTAAGTTTAAAAACGCTCCTAAATTATTTGTTGCGTCATTACCTGAATCGGATCCGCCGCCTCAACAAAAAGAAACGCATGCCTCAAATGATGACGGCATGCTTTCTCTATATAAATCCCAAATCCAAATTAATAAAAACAAAGCGAGGAGGTAAAAAAAGATGAAATTGAAAGAACTGAGACAAAAACTTGCTGGGCTCTGCGACCAGCAGCAGGCCATAGTTGATAGCGCCGTGGCCGAAGGTCGGGGGATGACCTCGGAGGAAAAAACCGCTTTTGATGCGCTGCAGAATCAGATTAATGGTCTAAATGAAACCATTAAAGCAGCAGAAGTTGTCCAAACCAGGGCTGGGGTATTGGACCAACCCGCTGAACCATTGCGCCGTCCCATACCATCAGCTGGTGGCGTAGCTGAAGACAAATTGGATGACGCCGGGTTTCAGAACATCGCAGAATTTTTGCACGCCGTAAGGTTTGGCGATCCCAAAGGTAGAATCAATGAACTTAAAAACAGTTTAGCCACTGGTGATGTTGGTATACTTATCCCGCCCCAGTTCAGCCAAAACATTTTAATGCTGGATGGCGAAGAAGAGATTGTAATGCCGCGGGCTCAAAACATCCCCGCTGGTGACCCTCCTGATGCTGAATTTACTATTCCTTATTTCCAGCAAGGCGCCGACGGCGTTATTGGCGGTATCGAGCTTATCTGGACAGCTGAAGCTAAGACGGTCTCAGATGTCAAAGAACCCGTAATTAAAGATTTAACCCTCAAGCCTCAGGAAGTTAGCGGTTTAGCTACAGTTAATAATAAGACTTTAGTTAACTGGCAGGCGGCCGGGTCGTTCATCCAAAACCTGCTCGGAATGGCGTGGAGGATGGGGCGTGATGCAAAGTTCTTAAAGGGTAGCGGTGCCGGTTGTCCGCTTGGTATTTATAACGCTCCTGGCGCTATCAAAATCAAGCGTAACACTGCTGCCACTGTCAAGTACATCGATATAATAACTATGCTTTCCCGCCTTTATGGGAACGGTGTTTGGGTTATCAATAAGACACTGATACCAACTCTAATGACTCTCCAAGATCCTGCTGGTAACTACATTTTCAACGCCGGTGATGCCACCAAAGGTGTTGCAGCTACTTTAGTAGGTCTGCCCATCCTCTGGAATGGTAAGTCGCCACTATTGGGAGTTGAAGGTGACTTGGCCCTGGTTGATTTTAAGTATTACCTGACTAAAGCTGGTTCCGGTCCGTTCATCGCAATTTCCGAACACGTTAAGTTCACTAATAACCAGACTGTGTTTAAGATTGTGGCTAACATTGATGGTCAGCCTTGGGTCAAAGATCCGCTGAAGATAGAAGACGGAACCACCACCGTCAGCCCATATGTAATTCTGCAGTAAAGAATAAGGGGCCTATTACTGGCCCTAAAAATTCACATTAATCATGAACGGAGGTATAACCAAATGACTAAACGTCTTAAAGACCAAGTAAAACTGGATATCGGTTTGGTATCTCAGGCATTGAATAATACCAACGCCACCGGCAGGTATTACAGTATGAAGAATTACCGCCAGGCTTTGGCCGTGCTCGTTCTCGGCGCTATGGCTGCTGGCACCACGGCAGATGTTGAATTCCTGCAAGCTAAAGATGCTGCCGGAACTGGCGCCAAGGTTATCGCTAACGCAAAGGCCACAATTACCGCCAACACTAATGTTACCGTTCTGCAGTGCGTTTTAGGACTCCCGGCAAACGGCGACACCATCACCATAAACGGCTTGGTGTTTACAAAAGCAGCTGCAACTGATGCAGCTACCAGGGCCTTTGCTGACGCTGCTGGCTTGGTGACCTGCGTTAACAATGCTACTTACGGTGTTCCTGGAGTATCGGCATCTGACAATGCTGGTACTCTCACCTATATCGCCGTAGATCCTGGTGAAACTCTAATCACAGCTACTAAGACCGGAGCCGCCTTGACCCTCTCAACTGTTCAGGCTATAGCCTATGTAGAAATTACGGCTTCCGAGTTGGATATCGCCGGTGGGTTCACCCATGTGGCCGCCAAGGTTACCACAACAGCTAACAGTAATGCAAGCGTTGACCTAGTTCGTGGTTTGGGACGGTTCATGCCGGATCAGAAAGTTGGCGCTAGTGCCGCTCTATAAATAGTCGAGGGGGAGAGATCTCCCCCCTTATCTTTGGAGGTGAAAATTCATGAGAACAATTCAAGTTAAAACCTTGCAAGAGGTTAGATTAAACGGTTTGGATGAGCCGCCTGGCAAGCTGGTGGAAATTGATGAATCATTGCTACCAAGCTGGCTAGAACTTGGCTTGGCAGAACTTCCGAGGGAAAAGGCACCGAACAACCCATCTGCATCTGAGGTTACTGCATCCGACGTTGCGGAGGATATCGAGGACGAAATTAAGCAGTATCACATGGGCGGCGGCCATTACGAATTACCAAACGGTGAAAAAGTGAAGGGGAAGGAATCGGCCCTGGAAGCTCTGAGGGAGTGGAAGGCCAGTCAAGGCGGTGGCGTAAATGGCGCTGAAACTGATAACACCCCCGACGAGTGAGCCTTTGACGCTCAATGAAGCTAAAGAACATCTTCGTGTGGAGATTTCAGAAACAGCGGAAGATAATTACATTAACAGTTTAATTAAGTCTGCCCGGGAAGAAGCAGAAAAGTTTCAAAATCGGGCTTACTTATTCCAAGAATGGGAGCTAATACTTGATGAATTCCCTCAAAAAATGCCTTTTCCGCTTCCACGGCCTCCTCTTGTTTCTGTTTTAAGCATGACCTACAAAGATGTTGACGGTTTAAGTTATACTTTTGACCCTACAAATTATGTGGCTGATATTGATTCTGAACCCGGGAGGATTGCCCTGAAAAGAGGTAAAACATGGCCAACTATTGAGCTTTTTCCCATTGGAGCAGTTAGAATCCAGTTCAAAGCCGGTGTAGATGTATCAGCTAAGGTCTCTGAAAGGGTTAAAACTGCAATGAAGCTATATATTGGCCACCGGTACGAAAATCGTGAATCCGAGGATGTGCCGGAAGCGTTTTACAACCTGCTTTGGCCAAACAGGGTGGTGCCGACGTAATGAAAATAAGTGATTTACGCCACCGGATAACAATCCAGCAAAAACAGCGCATTTCTGATGGTCGCGGGGGCTGGAAGGGCACATGGATTGACTTAAAAACCGTTTGGGCTGCCGTGAAAAGCACTACGCATTTACCAAAAGAGCAAGTCGATAACCAACAGGTTCAAACGGCAAACACCTTCCGGGTAACGATAAGATTTTCACCCGGAATAACGGCAGATATGCGGATTATCCACCAAGGCAAGATTTATTACATTGTCGGTCAGCCCGTGGATGATGATGGGCGCCGCCGATGGCTCGAAATATTCTGCGTAGAGAGAAGAGAGTAACATGAGGGTCAGAAACACAAAGAAAGTCAATCTCAAGGTTACTGGCGATAATATCCGAACTCAAATCAGGAAGAATTTGCGGGCCCGGGCTAATGAATCATCAAAAGAGTTAGCAAAAAAAGCACGAATCGTCCTGGGGGGAGTGAGAGCGGGAAGGAAGTATAAGTCTCCTCGGAAAAAACACTATATCGCCTCTTCTCCCGGGAGCCCCCCGGCTCAAAGAACAAATGCTTTTCGGAGATCATGGAGACCAAGAACTAGGTATAACAAACCTGGTATCGAAACGAGAAGTAAAGCTTATCTGGCAAGGTGGCTAGAAGGTGGCACAGATAACCGTTCAAAAGGCAAGCGAAGTAAAGGCAAGGTCAATGTTATGAAGGCAAGACCTTTTACCGGTCGCATTTTGGATGAAGCCTGGCCCCAGATTAAGAGTATCTACAGGAGGCCTCACTTATGACGTTAGAGGAGCTGCTTTATCAACGGTTGACAGAAGATTTATTGCTTGGAAGCTATCTAACAACCTACTCAGGAAAACCGGCTGTTTTTGAGTCCATGGCTCCCGATGATACCAGTCCGCTATGGGGCCCGGCCCAAACCCCCCGTATAGAATTCTTAATTACCCGGCAAGAGGACCCCGAAAGGCGGGTTTCCGGGCAGGTCAATTTGGCGATCGTTTTTAAGGGCGAATCCATGGAGGCGGTTACCAAGGCAGAATCTAGGCTACAGGCGTTGCTAAACGGTTCAGTGTTTAGGCCAGATGAGGGTCTTATATCAATACGGTGGGAGAGTGCGACTCCTTTCGAAGACGAAGAGGATTATCGGGGCATCGAGGTGACTTTTGACTTGTTGGCCTTCCCATCGCAGTTAACCACATCCCCGGACCCCATCGAGGCTATGAACTCATGGGCAGTTGCAGCTTTTAGCGGGGCGATACAGGTAGACCCATCATCATGGGCCCCGACTGATTCAGCACCAGCCATATACTGGCGGTTTGCTGGTGTGCAGGTGACGGACCAAACTGCGGCCGTATCCTGGATGGAGGTCTCTATCGTGGGGCATGTCCTGGCACCAACACCGGTTGGGAGGTTGCCGTGGATTAAGCGAATTAGTGAAAAACTTGTTATTAGCCGCAGAACCGTCTTAGATGATGGTTCTCCTTTGTTTTTTGAAAAGATATCCGCGGACAGTCAAGCAGATCACCTCCAGGCTGGGCAAATTAGGCTAACCGCCAGATATGGTATTCTTCAGCCTGAAATTCCTAGTCAGGCACTTAACACAGTAACCGCAAGCGGCACTTAGGAGGGATGAAGGTTGGCAATTCTAACCGTTCAAAAAATTAGTTTAACGGGGCTTAAACCGGCATACCAAGCTGCTGCAGTAGCCGGAGATGAGTTCGAAAATAACGGCAAGACCTTTTATCAGGTTAAAAACGGTAGCGCTACAGCTAAGACTGTAACATTCGACAGCGTTAAACCCTGTGACCAGGGATTTGATCACGATGTGGTGGTGAATATCCCTGCTGGCGAGGAAAGGCTTTTAGGGCCTTTTGAACCGGAAAGGTTTAATAACCAATCTAGGCAGGTAAAAGTAACATATTCAGCCGTTGATTTGTTGACTGTAGCCGCTGTAAGCGTATAAGGAAGGAGGCATTAACCTATGACGGCCAAAAAAAATGACCAGGAACCTGTTTATACCCGCGAAGAGCTGTTTGCTGCAGCTAAAGGGGCTTTCGGCGTAAATCCGGAGGTTGTGGCCGGGGCTCTGGCTAAGGCTGGGAAAACCGAAATGACCAGGGATGAGGCCGAGAAAGCAATTAAAAACTTCTTGGAAGGAGAGGTGTAAGTTATGCCTGGATCAACATTCGTTGCGGGCGAGCAAAAAGTACGCCCCGGAGTTTATGTGAGAACTGTTAATTCTGGCGGCCCACAGGCTGTTAGTTTACCGCAGGGCATAGTAGCTGCATTATTTACCGCAAGCTGGGGGCCACTTGGCCAGGTTGTAGAACTTGAAATGATTGAAGGAGTGGCTGACACTTACGGCAGCGGCGGGACTGTTGCGGTAGCAGAAGAAGCTTTCCGGGGCGGGTGCAAAAAGGTGGTAGCATACCGACTTGGAGCTGGTGGGGTCAAGGCCACATTAAATCTCAAAGACACCACCGCAGTTACTCCAGTGGATGTAATCAGGGTTGATGCTAAACACCCAGGAACCAGGGGGAATAGCTTGCGGTTGACCATTAGAGACTCACTAACCGACACCACCAAAAGGGAGTTATTGGTACACGAAGGAACCACCTGGAGACAAACCTTTACTTTTGCAAAAGGTGGAGCCGGTGAAGTGGATGCTCTTGTGGCCGCAGTGGGCGCAGGCAGTGAATGGATAACTGCAACCAAACTGGCAGCCGGTAACGGACTCATGGCCGTCATTAGTCAGACACCATTAGCAACCGGTTCAGACCCGACTGTGGTCGGTGCAGATTACAGTACCGCTTTGACCGCCATCGAAACTAGAGCCTGGAATGTCCTGGCTATTGATAGTGAGAGCGCCACCATCCACGCCACAGCACAAGCCTACATTGACCGGGTGCGTAGCGAAGGTAAGCGGGTATTGGTTGTACTCGGTGAACCAACCAGTGTTCCTTTTGCTACCCGGACTACCAATTCCGCAGCTTTCAACAACCTGGCGATTATTTACGTGGCTAACGGGTTTATCGGCAGTGACGGTTCCAGCCGAGAAGGTTACCGGGCGGCTGCCCGTGTGGCGGGGATGGTGGCTGCCGCTCAGATTACAGATAGTCTGACACATGTAGTGGTGGCCAACACTACGGATGTGGTTGGCCACTTGACTAATGCCGACATCGAGACTGCTATTAACAAGGGAACCTTGGTGTTCACCAAAAACGCTCAGGGGCAGGTTCAAATTGAGTATGGCATCAACACTCTGGTCACTTTGTCGGCGAACCAGGATGCTGGCTGGAAAAAAATCCGCAGAGTGAAAACCCGGGATTATCTCATGAATACAATCGCCGACACATGGGACTTGATAGTTGGCAAGGTAAATAACAGTCCGGATGGTCGGGCGACTTTAATCGCTGCTGCTCAAGGGGTAATCAACAATATGATTCGTGACGGTGCCTTGTTGAGCGGGACAATTACCGAAGATAAGACCCGGCCCCCTGCCGGTGACTCCGCTTGGTTTACCGTGACCGTGGATGATTTGGACAGCGCCGAAAAACTTTACCTGACCTTCGGGTTTAGGTTTAGCGCCGCTTAAATAATGGGAGGTGGATAGGATGCCAGAACGCATCGACCCTAGAAAAATACTTCGAGGATTTGACGGGGAGTTTTATGACGGTGATGGTAATTTTTTAGCCGAGGTTAATACTTGGCAGGCACAGGTAAACGTAACCAATAGTGACTACCAACCCGCCGGAAGCGCTCAAACCGTAAAAGTTTTGCAGAGTTATTCGGTAACAATAACCCTCACCGAGACCATTATCAGTGATGCAAGGTTATTAAAAAAGGTAATTGACGCACTTAAGAATCAGGAACAGGCCCAGCTAAACTTTCAGGGCGTGTTGAGGGGTCACGATGGTTCTACCGGCCGGTACATTTTCCGGTCCTGTGTTCCTGATGGCAATATCGATATTGCCAATGTGGCACCCGGAGAGGTGCTGAACCGGGCCTGGAGTTTCGCAGTAAACGAACCGCCTGACTTGCAGTCCCTACTAGGAGGTAATTAAGGATGGATAATCAAAAGGATAAGGATTTCCAGGAGCAGGATCAATCCCTGCTCCTGGCCAATGAAGATGATATTCTTCGAGGCCTTTTTGAAGCTCATAAGGACCAGGTCAATGAAGCTGTACCTGTAACTATCTCCCGGAAGGGTAAGGTCTATTTCAGCTTTAGGGTTCATGGGCTCCCGGAAGAAAAATACCAAGAGTGCAGACGAAAAGCAACCAGGTATGAAAAGAATAAAACTCTTGGTGCCATACTGCCCGTTGAAACCGATACCATTCGCTACCGCAGTATGCTAATCTATGAAGCCACAGCCCCCGAGGACAGGGCCAAACTTTGGGACAATAAAGAAGCATGGACCAAGCTAAATGTACTGAACGGCCTTGACCTCATTGATAAGGTGCTACTGGCTGGCGAGAAAGAAGAAGTGTTGGTCGTCATCGATGAGTTGAGTGGATACAAGGATAAAGATGATGAAGTTGTTAAGGAACCCGAACAAAGGCAGGTTGAACTGGCAAAAAACTAATTCAGGCCGGCGGGAAGGCCTGTTTATTGCACCACATATTTTTGCAAACAGGAAGGTTTCCGGATGAGGTGATGGCTAAACCGCCAGGCGTTCGGGCCTTTTGCTTTGCATCAATAGGCATAGCTTTAGAAGGAGCAACCGGAACGCCGGAAGGGGTGAGTACTGATGCCGCAGGAACAATATAGAATTGAAGTTGATGTTATAGCACAAGATCATACAAACCCCGGAATGGAACGGGCGCAACAACGGATTACTCGGTTTGAAAAAGCAATGGCCCGGACAACTCAGAATTTAAGTCAGTTGGCAGGGGGTTCCCGCCAGGCCAAAGGACACATGGACCATCTAAGCAATTCGACTGAACGAGCCGGTCAAGCTGCCGGAAGAACTCAGGGCAGGGTGGCTAACCTTGCTGGTGCCATTACTACTCTTGGTCACAAAGCTCACGGGGCGGCCAGTGGTATGACACATTTAGGGTACTCTGCCAATAGTGCTCACGGAGGGCTATGGCAGACTTACAAGATGATGCTTCAAATGAGTATCGTCATGGGGATGCTAACGGCTTCCACTCTCCCGTTTGTTGGCTCCATAAAGAGCCTTCAACTTGCCGGTGAGATGGACAGGGCGAGACGTTCAATTGAGTTTTATTCCGGAGCTGTTGAGCAAGGTAGAAAGAATTTTGAGGATTTGGTCAATTTTGCTGTGAAATCGCCCATTTATGAGGTGCCTTTCGTTACCAAAACCGCTGGGCAACTATTAGCAACCGGAAAAGGTATTGGATTTGCAAAACGATCCCTGCAGGCCTTTGGTAATGCGGCTATGTACACCGGGGCAAGTTTATCACAGCTAGAATTAGCCTTCTACGGATTTAAACAGATATCTGCTGTTGGAACCTTATCAATGGAAGAGCTGAAGCAAGTTACAGAAAACCTTAACGTACCCTTAGCCTGGATAGCCGAAGAGCTTGGTGTTAGCCAGAAGGAACTCAAAGATATTGGTAAGATGGGCATTCCAGCCCAGAAAGCCATGGAAGCGATAATCAGAACCCTGGAAAAGCGCTTCCCTCTAAAGGATTTTAACAGCGATTTACTAGCGCTTACATCCAATGTGAAAGAATCTGGGCGAGTATTGCTTTGGTCTTTCGGCGAAGGTATGATGGGGCCGGTTGTACGTATCCTGCAAGATTTGGCTAATGAATTGGATCCAACCAGTAAAGGCTTTAAGGACTTTGCGGCACAGTTAAAAAGTGCAGGACAAACTGTGGGGGAAGATTTAGAGAGACTTTATAAGAAAATTAAAGACTTTCTAAAACAATTTGATCAGGGCGAACTGGCCAAAATGGGTTTTGGTGACAAGTTAATCTATGGTATTGAACACGGCCTGGATCAGGTAAGTACATGGCTAGCCGGACCCGGCGGAAAGAAAGTACAGGATTTATTTATCCAGGTTGCTCAAATCGGCGGGGAAGCGTGGTTAAGAGCCCTCGGTGGAATGGTTGAAGGCTCCGCCAAGGCGTTAGCGGAGGGCAATGTTTTAGGTAGTGCCGGTCTGTTGGGTGGCGCTGCTTTACTTGGCGGGGGGGCCTTGGTAGGAGGAGCAATCCGGGGAGCAAAGTGGCTGTGGAACGTCGGAAAGTCGTTGTTTGGCAAAGGCGGAAGTGCAGCAGCTGGTGGCGGATCATCGGCAGCGATTAAAGCGGCGGCAGAAGCAGCGGAGAGAATTCCTATCTACGGTGCAAATGGCCAGATAATATCATCAGTAAGTAAAGTTGCACCTGAAGTCGCTACTGCAGGAGTCGCATCAGGTGGTGTTGGCAGAGGTGCACTTAGAGGCGCTGGGAGAGTGGTAATACCCGCGGCACTGGCTTACGATGCCTATAACATCTATAGCGCAGCACCGGGCAAAGAGAAAGGTAAGGCTATCGGTGGTGCTGTTGGTGGCTGGGGCGGTTTTGCCGGCGGAGCCCTGGCCGGCGGAGCTGCTGGCTCTGCTTTCCCCGGAGTTGGTAATGCAGTTGGAGCTATAATCGGGGGTATTCTAGGAGCTGTCGGAGGCAGTGTTGGTGGGGAGTATGCGGGGGCTCATATATTCGGGGGTCCAAGTAAAAAAGAAACTGTTGCCAATGCAGTTCGTAGCTCTTCGCTGGGAAACTTAGGATTTAATAAACCTATTTACTCAGCGATACCGCTTCAAGTTCAGAAACAGCAACCCATTGTTCAAGTAACTATACAAAGTCAGCCTAAGTATGAGATTAAAGCAGCTGCAGATGCTAGCCAGGTTATGGGGATTATACGTCAGCACCAAACATCCATAGCGGACCAGTTGGCTGACGAGATAGGTCTAGCGTTGAGTTATTCATTCAAGAATATGCCGGTTGTACCGGCAGGATAAAAAATGGCAAAATTTGCAGGAATAAACGAATGATTTATAGAACACCTCTGTAACTATAATGTGGAGGTGTTCTTTGTGACTAATGAAGAAAAGAAAGCATGGGTATTTGTTGCGGGTTTTATTATAGTCGTAGTTCTTGCAATTCTCGGAGTGGCTAATATGAATGAGCCGACAAGCCAACCCTCGGATACAACAGCTCAAACACCGGCCACAAATGAACCTGAGAAAAAAGAAGGCGAAGCTAAAAAAGACGAAGAAGTTAAAAAGGAGCTAGACCCCTATGCCACGAAGACTTTCAAAGAGTTTATGTTAAACGGCTATGGCGGTTTTGGCGATAAAGAGCTTGAATATAGTTGGTATAATTTTATCACTGATATTAAGGTCTCCCCTAATCAAGTGGGCGTTATAAAAACATCACTTCCTAGTAACTATGACGAAGAAAGCAAAAGCGTTGCAAAGATAATTGCCAATGCAGCTATTTTAGTTAATCTCGATAAAAAGATCCGGTTAGATTCAGTTGTCATAAAAGATCGTAACGGTTATGTAATTACTATTAAAGAAAATACAATAAACCCATAACGACCCCCGTTTATAACAAAGACACCTGTTCCAAGGTGTCTTTTCTTATGGAGGTGAACCCTGTGGAATTCTACCTTACTTCAAAGCGAACCGGTGCCAAGATACACTTACCGATGAACCCGGAAAGGGTGACGGCCAGAACCGGCGCCAGCATGCGCACCTTCGAAGTAATTGAATTGGGTGAAATCAAGTTTCCCAAGGGGAAGATACCCGCCGCTATCTCATGGGAAGGAGTATTCCCGGGGGCGGCCCGAAGAAACATTCCTTTCGTAAAAAACTGGCGAGATCCCACCGAACTGGTCAACGTTCTTCAGGAATTCCGCGATACCGGGGAACGGGTGCAATTATTGATTACAGGTACACCGCTTAACCTGGAGGTATACATCGAGACTTTTGAGCACACCTGGGGCGGAGGTTTTGGTGATTGCGCTTACACATTAAGCCTCGTTCAAGCCAGGGAACTTAAGGTTTATACCGAGTCCGAATGGAAACGGTTGAGCAAAGAACAGACATTCACCGCAACCATGCCGGCTAGAACCAGGTCAGTGCCATCGCCACCTAAGACCTACACGGTTAAATCTGGGGACAGCCTGTTTCTAATTGCAAAGAAAACTCTAGGGAGCGGGACAGCCTGGCGCAAGATTTATGACGTTCCGGCAAACAGAAAAATCATCGGACCGAACCCTAACCTAATTCAACCGGGTCAGGTGCTTCAGATACCGGGTGGTGAGGGTAAATGATTGATTTGACTCAGACCAGGTATGTCCTTGTGTTATTGACTCCGCAAGGTGAAAAGCTCTATCTAAACGAGGTTACACAGGGCCTTCAATGGGAAGAGCCGCCCGATGAGCTTTCAGTTAGGCTAACCGTAGAAGTTCAAAATCAAAAGACACGGTATGGATGGCTGCATAAACTGTTTCCTATGGCCGGGCGTCTTTTTTTATTAGCCGATTGGGGCGAAGGTTGGAAGGAAGTTTGGCGGGGTACTGTTTTTGACCGGGATAACAGGACAGACCCGCTAGGGCATTTTATGGTAACCGCCTATGACTTCTTGTTCTACCTAAAGAGCAAGGATAATCGGTACTACAAGAGCGGTACTAAGGGGCGAACCATCCTGACTGATGTAGCTAACGCCTGGAAGATACCGCTGGGCAAAGTAGAGGGCCCGGATGCAGCCTTGGCTAAACAGGTAATGAAAAATCAGCAGATTAATAGCTTTATTCTGGATATTTTAGACCAGAGCAAAAAGAAGGGTGCCGGTAAGTTTATAGTACGGGCCAACGCGGGGAAGATGGATATAGTGAAGGTTGGCGGGAACAGCCCTATTTACCACTTTGGGGCCACTGCGAATGTGAAAGTCGTAAGTGACCGGGAGAGCATTGAGGACCTGGTAACCAGGGTTAAAATCGTTGGTTCCGAGGACAGGAACAAGAAAGCCTCTGTCGTGGCCACAATTGATGGTAGGACTGAATTCGGAGTGCTTCAGGAAATTGTCACAAAAGAGAAGAATGAAACACCTGCAGCGGCTAAGCAGGCGGCCCAGGAGATTCTCAGCGAACGGGGCAAGCCCAAGAAAACCCGCCGGGTGGAGGCACCTGACCTTCCATTCTTGAGAAAAGGGGACAAGGTGCACATCACCGCCGGTACACTTAACGGGTATTACATCGTTACTGGTGTACACCACGACCCGGACAACAGGACAATGACCATGGAGGTGGAGGAACCGTGAGAGGTAACCAGGGGATAAACCGGTTAGCGAGGACGCTTGCCGAGCGAATGGGGGAACAAAGTCAGCAACCGCCGGCGGCTGAGCTGGGTATAATCAATGCTGACCTAACACTTAAAACCGATAGGTTCCCGGTAGCCATCCCGCCTGACGATTACCTGGTGTGTGCCGGCGCAGTCAGCAGGGTGGTAGCAGGTGCCAGGGTTCTGGTCCTTTGGGTGAACGACGGGACCGACCCGGTTATCATAGATACCGTATAGAGGAGGGGTGAGTTATGCCGGAGCTTTTCCCGGTATGGGATGCACCAGATCTAGTGGAGGAGGAGCAAGAAACGGTCGTACAGTACGGCCGGTCAGTGGCTTTTGATTTTGAGAAAGGTGACTTTGTACTGGACGGAGCTGGACGGGTGAAAGAAACAGATGGGCATACCGCATGGGCGTATTGGTGCATTAAAACAGTTACGACTCAACGGTTTGCATATTTGGTCTATGAGCCAGAACATGGAACTGAATTAGAGGAGGCTATGAGTCAACCTACCAGGGCGGCAAGGGAGGCGGAACTGGCTCGGGCGATTACCGAGGCTCTTATGGCTGACATACGTACTGAATCAGTACGGGATTGTGTATTTGACCATGCCGGAGACGAACTCCTGGTAAGTTTCACGGCGGTGCCGACTATCGGGACACCGGTAAGATTAGAGGTGAGTTTGAATGGCTAAACCGGAATACCTAAACCCACAAACCGAGAATGGAATAAGGCAAAGGATGCTGGATACACTGCCCACGGATCTGGATAAGAACCCGGGCAGTTTTATTTATGACTCTGTATCCCCGGCAGCTATTGAGTTTGCCCTGGTGGCTGTGGGACTTCAAGAAGTATTAAGGCTTGGATTTACCGGTACAGCCGCCAGCACCATAGCAGGTGAAGTAACTGACGAACTGACCAAGCGGGCTGAAGAACACGGCGTGATTCGCAAAGTGGCGGTTAAGGCTACCGGCACGGTGACATTCACCGGTACTGCCGGAACAGTGATACCTTCTGGAACCAGAATCAGCACAGCAAGTACAGATGCTAAACCAGCTGTGATTTTTCAGACCATGGCTGTCGCTACAGTGGCCGCCGGTGGCAGTATAGATGTGGCTGTTGAAGCAGTAACGACGGGTATAGATGGCAATGCAGGGGCCGGAACCATCGTTTTCTTGGAAAGTTCTATCGCAGGTATTGCCAGTTTAACTAACGCCGTTGCTACTACTGGCGGAACCAACCAGGAAGATGATGTGGCATTGCTGGCCCGATATCTGACCAAAGTGAAAAGTCCCAGTGCAGGGGGTAATAAAGCCGATTACGTCAACTGGGCATTAGAAGTAACCGGCGTGGGCGGTGTCTCTGTGGTGCCGGTCCGGGACGGCCCTGGCACAGTGAGTGTGGCCATCATCGATACCAGTAAGAAATCTGCCAGTCAAACCCTAGTGGATACTGTCCAGGATTACATTGCACCTCCACACAAAAACACCTATCAAGCTGAGACCTTAACTATCGGCGGCGGTGGGGTGACTATAGACAGCACACTGGCCGATGATACCACGGACAGTATAAAAATGACCTATGTAGTAGGTAACGCCGGCATCATTACCCACGCTAATCTACATACTTTGCTCCAGCAACCTGGGATATGGACGGCCAGGCCACGGGTCAAAGTAGATAACGCCGCCGGTGCAACTAATCTGTTTGAGTTTGGGGTATGGAATGTTTCTGCCGCAGCATGGGCTAAGACCCGGAGCGGAGGGGCGACTGATGCAAAAGTAACCCTCAAGGCCAGCGACATCGGGACAGCGTTTACCGAAAAGGTGGTGGAGTTCTACTGGAATGGTACGGATTTGTTAGAGTGGCGGGCCACCCGGCTATTGGTAGATACAACAACCATCGTATGGGTTGACCAGGTGTTATACAGGTCCGCATTCTCCAAAGATACCGGAGACGGGAAAGCCCCCATCGGCGCCCGGGTGACAGTCGAAGCAGCCTCTACTGTGCTTATTAGCGCATCGGCCACCTTGACAATAGCTGCCGGGTACGATGCCGCCAGCGTAAGGTCTGCAGTTCAGACCAATCTTGATGCTTACCTGAAAAGCTTGGCGTTTGCCGCAGATAACGATGTGCGATTTGTACGAATTGGGCAGACCATCCTAGATACTGCCGGCGTGCAGGATTACACCGGGTTAACGGTTAACGGCGGAACTGTTAATATTACAATCGGTGACCAAGCGGTGGCAGTGCTGGGGACGGTGAATCTCACATGACGATTGAATATCCGATAACCAGCCTCCGGGGCCAAGCCATGTTAAGCTACCTACCGCCGATGTATGAAACATCCCGGGTTATGCGGGCTATTCTGCAGGGTGAGGGTGCCGAGTTTGATAAGGTGTCCCAGGCACTTAATGAGGCTCTGAATCAGTTTTTTGTAAGGACCGCCACCTGGGGCTTGGATTCCTGGGAAAATGAACTGGGATTGCCACCGGACCCGAGTTTGACCGATGCCCAGCGCCAGGATAGGATTGTTTCCCGCCTTCGTGGATTCGGTACGGCCACTATTACTGTGGTTAAATCTGTTGCCCAGGCGTTCGATAAGGGTGCCATTGATGTAGCAGAGGATTATCCCGGTTATAAAGTGATTATCTACTTTGTTGATACAACCGGTATTCCAAGCAACTTGGCGGATATGCAGGCGGCTGTTCGGGCTGTTGTACCGGCCCATTTAGATGTTGTTTATGAGTTTAACTATTTCCTTTGGAGTGAACTGGATGCACTAAATTATACATGGGACCAGGTGGATGTACAAAACAAGACTTGGGACCAGTGGGAGGTGTTTAAGTAATGCCGACGCCAACATTAAAACTAGGTCTTTCTAAGCCGTTGGGTAATGAAACATTTAACCGCGCAGCTTATAACAATGTTCTTGACCAGATAGACCAGAATGCCGCTGCACAGGGCCAGGTGGATAGGCCGTTTTACCTTAAGTCTGCTTCCTATAATGCAGGCTTAACCCGGTTGGAATTAACCCTCGGCCCTGGCCGGGCGGTTTTCAACGGCACGATTATCGACAAGACCGCTGATACCTCTTACAACATAAGCAACCCGGTTATAAATACGAATTACTTTATCTATCTCAAAAGTGACGGAACCATAACCCATAACACTACCGGGATTTTCGTTGCTGGCCAGATATTACTCTGGCAGGTATCCACCGGGGCGGTGGTATCCACTATCACCGGTACAGACAAACGGGGGGAGATAGTGGAGATGCCGGGGTATGTTCCGGCAAACAAGACGGACACTGATACTCATACTGCCGCTGCCGCACCGCACAGCGGGCACGAAACACCCGCAGGAGCGCAGGCAAAAGTGGATGCTCACGCCGCTGCTGCAGACCCACACCCGCAATATGCAACTGATACTGCGCTTAATACGCATCAGGCCGATAATACGGCACACGGGGTAAGTAACAAGGTTAACAAAGCCGGGGATACAATGACCGGATTACTCACGTTATCGGGTGACCCCACAAATGCTTTGCATGCTGCGACTAAGCAATACACAGATACTAAAGTACCATTTGCAGTAAAGGCTAGCATAGACCTCAATACTCTTACAACCCCCGGCTTGTATAGTTGTCAAGATAACTGCACTAATAAA